GTGATCACTTATGACAATGGTAACTATTGACGATAAAGAATACGATACCTCTGACTTCACAGAGGATCAAAACAATATGGTAGCTGAGTTGCAATACAACTCCAACGTACAGCGTCAGCGTACATATGAACTTAGTACCCTTAAAGCAGTAGGGGATGCCTTGGCTTCTCGTTTAAAGAAGTCCTTAACAGAGAACGAGGATGTCACAGAAGAGGCGGCATAACTCCAGAAGGTATCGCAGTGGGCTAGAAAAAACAGTAGCTGCGTTCCTAAAAGATAATCAAACTAGAGTCAGGTATGAGGTTCTAAAGATAGAGTGGGAAGACCTACGATACAGAACTTACACACCTGACTTTATTTTGGACAACGGTATAATAATAGAAACGAAAGGTATCTTTGATAGTGAGGACAGAAGAAAGCACATGGAAATACGCAAGCAACACCCTGAACTGGACATACGATTTGTGTTTAGTAACTCTATGGCAAAGCTGTACAAAGGTGCTAAGTCAAGGTATTACAACTGGTGTGATAAGAATGAGTTTCTTTGGGCGCATCGTGTTATACCTGAAGCCTGGTTGAAAGAAAAGGGAAGACCAACAAGAAAAAAATTTATAGCATTTAAAGGTAGTAAAAGGAAAACGTAATGCCTTACGTAGTAAAGGACGATGAAGTAGCAATGATTCTAAGACCTGCAAGCTTCGATGAAAAAGGGGAGTGGACAGGTGAATTAGAAACAGGCTTGGCTTGTGGGGCTATGAATAAAACAGACGTAGAAACTATGTCTTATTTAGTTCATCTAGCTACATTGATGGGTACGTTTTTGTCAATGGCTCAAGATGATGAAGGTCTGTATGAAGCTGTAGCAGACAGAAGAGATTACTTGGTAAGCCTTGAAAGACAAGATAAACCACTATATGAAAAGGTAGAAGGAACTGACGGTAAAGTTCTTAGACTTACTAGGTGGACTAAAACAGAAGGTAACGCATGACTGATCCAGTAAACAAACCTATACATTATAACCAAGCTGGCATAGAGTGCATAGATGCAATAGAAGCCATGACAGAAAACATGTCAGGATACATAGCACCTCAAGCAGCTAACGTATTAAAATATATGTGGCGTTGTGAATACAAGAATGGCTTAGAAGATATAAGGAAAGCTAAATGGTACTTAGAAAGAATGGAAAAGCGTTGGATGGAGTTTCATAAATGATTAAGAAAAAGTTTAGCGTTACGTTTGTATTAAAGGTAGAAGATAGTAACAATATATTTTCTTCTGTAGAGGAAGCACACGAGGACGATGTGTACGACTTAATACACAATACTTTCCACGATATTGACGATGTGGAACTGGACAACTTAAATGTAAAGGAGAGGTGGTGACATGATTACTAAAGAGGATATTGATGCGTTCAAAAGATTTAACGATGTAGATTATCTACTTAACGAATATCAAGAGATGGCTGCATCTACAGCTATATATAAACATGAACACCAAGTAATATATCCTGCGCTGGGTTTAGCTGCAGAAGCAGGGGAGGTAGCTAATAAAGTAAAAAAAATTATGAGGGATGGTAAGTTTGATCGTGACGCTATAGCTGACGAGATAGGCGATTGTATGTGGTACATAGCTGCACTATGCCGTGACCTAAGTGTAGACTTGTCTGACGTAGCTAAGAATAACTTAGCTAAGTTAAAAGATAGACAAGAAAGAGGCACACTAAAAGGTAGCGGAGACAAACGATAATGGATAACTATTTACCTACAGACTATCAGTCCTTTATACATAAGTCACGATACGCTAAGTACTTTGACGGTAAGGGGCGTGAGTCTTGGAGTGATACAGTAGAGCGATACATGGACAACGTAATACGTCCAAAGCTAGGCAACGACACCTATGTAAACAACATACGTGATGCTATACTTAACTTAGAAGTCATGCCATCCATGAGAGCCATGATGACTGCTGGCCCAGCGTTAGAGCGTGACAATACTGCAGGGTATAACTGTAGTTATCTAACCGTAGATGACCCTAAAAGCTTTGACGAGGCTATGTTTATCTTGCTCTGTGGTACTGGTGTCGGTTTCAGTGTCGAGAGGCAATACATCAGTAAGCTCCCTGAAATCCCTACTCTCTTCGAGAGCGATACCACTATCGTTGTAAAGGACAGCAAGGAGGGATGGGCTAAGGCGTTTAGACAATTGTTGGCACTCCTTTGGGCTGGTGAGATTGCTAAATGGGATGTAACTAAAGTTCGTCCTGCAGGTGCAAGACTTAAAACGTTTGGCGGTAGAGCGTCAGGCCCAGCGCCTTTAGTAGAACTGTTTAACTTTGCTGTGCAGACATTCAAGAACGCACAAGGGCGTAAGCTATCCAGTATAGAGTGCCACGATCTTATGTGCTTTATAGGGCAGATCGTAGTTGTAGGTGGTGTCAGGCGTAGTGCAATGATATCTTTGTCCAACCTAAGTGATGATCGTATGCGACACGCTAAGTCAGGGAAATGGTGGGCTTCAGCAGCGCATCGTGCGTTAGCTAATAACTCTGTATGCTACACAGAAAAGCCTGATATGGAAACGTTTATGCGTGAGTGGCTTGCGTTAGTTGAAAGTAAGTCAGGAGAGAGAGGAATATTTAATCGTGAAGCATCTAAGAAACAAGCTGCTAAAGCAGACAGGCGTGATCCTAACTATGACTTTGGCACTAATCCTTGCAGTGAAATTATACTTAGGCCGTATCAGTTTTGCAATCTTACGGAAGTTGTGGTACGTGCCACAGACACTGTTGATGATCTTGAACGAAAAGTCCGCATTGCAACTATTCTTGGAACAATACAGTCAGCCTACACTAAGTTCCCCTACCTGCGTAAGGTGTGGCAAAACAATACAGAAGAAGAACGATTGCTTGGTGTGTCACTGACAGGCATAATGGACAATCGTTTAATGACACCTAAGAATAAAGGCTTAGATAAAACACTGGAGCACCTAAAGAATGTCGCCATTTCTACTAACACTGAACTTGCTAGTCGTCTTAACATACCGCCCTCTGCTGCAATTAGCTGCGTCAAACCGTCTGGAACAGTCTCCCAACTGGTTGACTCTGCAAGTGGCATACATGCTCGTCACTCTCCATATTATGTCCGTACTGTACGTGGTGATAACAAAGATCCCCTCACCAAGTTTATGATAGATCAAGGTATACCTAACGAACCTTGCGTTATGAAAGGTGATACTACCACCGTGTTTAGCTTTCCTATTAAGTCACCTAACGGTGCAATAACTAGGAATGATATGACAGCTATAGAGCAACTAGAAATGTGGTTAATATACCAGCGTCATTTTTGTGAGCACAAGCCTAGTGTAACTATCACAGTACAAGATGAAGAGTGGATGGAGGTAGGTGCATTTGTGTACAAATACTTTGATGAAATGTCAGGAGTGTCTTTCTTGCCTCACTCAGATCATATATATCAACAAGCGCCTTATCAAGATTGTAGTCAACAAGATTATGAAACATTAAAGTCACTCATGCCAGAGAGAATAGATTGGTCTAAGCTATCTGAGTATGAGCAAGAAGACAACACTTTAGCAATGCAAACTATGGCTTGCTCTGGTGATGTGTGTGAAGTAGTAGACATAACATAAAGGAGTAAGTCTATGATAGAAGTTTTTGCATTTATAATAGGTGTAGGTGTTATAGAGAATGTAGTTGAACCCACTTATGAAACTGGAAAGCAGATGGTATCAGAGCATGTAGTGGAGTACTTTAAGTCTATGCTACCGTAAAGATGTCTGAGGCAAACTTAGAGGAGGAGGCAAAGAAGTTTCTTAATCTACGAAAGAAAGAAGCTGAACCAGAGGAGTTGCGTAAAGAGCTAATAGTTATGCTAGAACGTTTCATAAGTGAACTAAAAAAGAAGGGGCTATGAAGCCCCTCTTTACATTCCTTTTTTTATAAAATTTAAATGATCTATATAAGAGTTGTACATATTTAACTCTCTAAAATTATAGTCTTTTATATCTGCGTTTACTCCATTCTCCTCTAAGTATTCTTTTGCTTTCTTTCTTTGTTCTGCAGTTCCTTTCATAGAAGCCTTGTATCTAAGTCTGTCCATAAAACCAGGATTTTCGTGGTAATCTAAAGCTCTTCTAACTTCATCTCTAGCATTTTGAAGTTCATACTTTACTCTATCGCGTTTATATTGTAAGTCACCCTTCATAAATTTTTTATCTTTTAGTAGATTTTTCATTTTAACTTCTAGCATAGGCGCAAGTGACTCATTAAATATTCTATCATACATGGGTATTTTAGTTCTACTATCTGCAGTCCATGTTTTTAACTCTGACATAGAGTATACTTTTTCTGCTGCAGTCCTACCTCTTTTTACAGTAATACCAAATATACGAGCCAATGGATTAGCATCATAAATATCCCCTTGACGTGTAGCAACACGCAGTTTTTCTCCAGTTATGGTATCTGTTTCACCTATTAAAACTTCTAAAATATTATCAAAATATTTTGTTGCACCCTGAGTAAACGCGCCCCCACCACGAGCCTGTCTTACGTCTTTCGCTATGTCGTTATCAGCTAAGTACCCTACACCTCTGTTAAAAAAATCTAATGGCCTTGTTGCACCTGCAGCTATACCTCCGACAGATTTATATAAAGCATCTAACTGTGCGCCTCTGTCTCCTTGTCCTGTCATAAAATCAAATACGTTATATAAATCATTTGCAAACTGTGTGTCTCTAGCAACTTGACCTATTGCTAACTGAGCCATCACATCCTCTTTTAATTCTTTTGGTATGTCCATACCTTTCTGACCTAGATATTGTTTTCTTTTTAGATTAGCTGCTCTACCTACAGCTAAAAACAAAGACATAGGAAATATGTTACGTACATCTATAATAGTGCCACCGCCTGTGTTTATCTCATTAAAAGCTAGTCCTTGTTTTTCTTGTTTTTCAGAATACAACATAGCTAATCCCAAGCCAGTGGTTCCTACTAAAGAACGAGATAAAGCCTCTATAGAGCTTATATCTTTATTTTTAGCTATACGTACAGCCGTAGGCAAAAGCGACACTGGACCCCATTGATAAGCTGTTGCCACAACATTGTTCATAAATCTACCAAAAGGTATGATAGTTCCCAAACCAGGAGTGTTAGATGCTCTTTCAACAAACTTAGCAAAGTCTCCAAGTGCTTGATCATTAGTGGTGTAATCTTTAGAAAACACAGATCGTAACGTGGTATCTACTGCACCACCTATAACATCATCATCTATAAGTTCTAATTTACCTGATTTTAAAACTTCTTTTAAACTTGTTTTTTTCTTCAAACGTAAATATTTATCTAATTCTGTCATAAACATTTGTGATTTAGTAACAGTGTCTTGTATACGCACACCGGTTATAGTCATGGCTGCATTTGCAAAACGCTCAGTATTTTTAAACCAAGAATCATTAGGGTCGATGTCGTATCTTTTTGCGCCTCTTTCTACGCCAGCACCAATAGTTTCAAACAATAAACCTTTTATGTCTTTTTTACCTGTTTCATCTTTTAATTGATCCATCAAAGCTAGATAAGATTCTCTTGTAGTGTATGGATCAAAAAAGTTTTTTATTTTTTGAGCTTGTATTTCTCTATATACTTTGGCTTTTCTAAATAATTCCTCTGCTTGTTTTGTTTTACCTGCGGTAGATAAACCTGCAGCCGCCACAGATAACAATCCACTAGAAAATATATCTGCTACGCCTTGTCCTGCAAAGAACTGACCAAAACCCATGACGTTAGCTGCAGTTGTAGATGGTGACGAAACAAGCAAGCGTTTCCAAACATTTTGACCATAAGTAAAACGTTTTGCTCTTCTAACTATTTTTAATTCGTCTTCTAGTGTATCTCTTACCTCTTTTGCATTAAGTGTTTCTACCAGTGCTTCGTTTCCATACACAACTCCACCGTCTATTACACGTCTAACTTGCGACATTACAGATAATTTTTTACCTGCTCTTGATACATCTGATGCAATTAACTCCCCAACACTTACAGCTAAATCCGAGGCATCTCCTAAATTAGCGCTTGTGTACTTTTTAAACTTTTCTGATACTTCAACAAGTTCTTTCTCTGGCATAAACCTTAAAACATTTGTCATAACATCTGTTACTTTTGTATCTCTTCTAAGCTTCATACCTCTGTCTCTAAATAATTTAGCAAGACCACCTCTGTTATCTTCTCCTAACATTATTTGCTTAACTAAACTTTCAGGTAAAGCCATGTCTCTTTGAAACGCCTCATCTCCTCTAGTTACTTTTGATGCCCAAGTATCAATCTCTTGTTTAATTACTTTTGTAGCAGCCTCTTGACCTTCAATATTTAATAAAGGTCTACCAATGATACCGCCTTTAATCTTTCTTTTTTTAGCATTTAATTTATTTAATAATCGTGTTCTTTTTATTTTATCTGATTTTGTAGCTTGTGGCATTGCTTGCGCTTTTTCAATCTCCTTATTAATTATTTTCATCTGATTAAGAAACTCTTTATCAGGAAGATTACGAGCACGATTAGCAGCTTTAGATTCATCTAGTGCTTCTTTTAATCCAGATGCACCTCTAGCTTTACCAAAAACATAATGCAAACCACCTCCGACACCACCTAGTGCAAAAGATAATGCTGTTTGTGTCCTACTATAATCATCTTGTGCTCCTACATCCAAATAAATCTCTTGTATAGTATTATCTTGTAAACCTGCAAAGAGAGCATCAAGAGCAGTAGTTCTTAGCACAGCTTTTTTACCAGCCTCTTGTAGTTTAGCTTCTGCAAATTCTGTTATACCTCTTTGTGCAGCTTTAAATATAACATCAGATTTAGCTACTTTTGCAGCCTTTTGTGCTGCTTGTGCTATTGCTTTTTGACTTGCACTTTTAGATATCATTTTTTTAGCTGCAGCTTCTGCTGCCTTTGCCGCCGCCTTTGCTGCTTCTTGAGTGGACGCTTGCTTTGCTATTTTTTTACCTGCCAATGCAGCTTGTGTTTTTATTAAAGCTTTACTACTTTTTGTTAAACCCAATGCTGCAGCTTTACCAAAACCACCAGTAGCCGCACCAAGATAGTTAGTGGGATCAGTTAGAGTGCTAAATACATAGTCTTTTACACCATCTACTGCACCATACAGACCATCGTTAACAAAAACATTACCTAGACTGTCAAACAAATTATAAGCCTCTGCAGCTACAGCTTTTGTTCTATTGTCTGCTTTATGTATATATCTTGCTTCACCAACCGTAGTTAACACATTAGAGTTAAATCTTCTCATGTGATCTACAAAGTCCTCTACAAGTGTATCGTCATCTGCATCTGTGTAGTCCACTCCTTTGTTAGATATCATGTACTCCCTAATAGTGTTTAAATTTTCAAACCTATATAAATCTTTCTTTTTTAATTTTTGACCTTCAGGCACAGGACTTTCAAATACTTCCTCTTCATTAGAAAGCACGTAACTTAGTTCACCATATTGAGAAAAATTACCCTTATTTTTTTGACTTTTCGCAAATCCTATGGGTCTAAATTTTCCATATTTTTTATCTAAATCTTGTATAGTTATGGTCATAAGTTTTCTGGCCTTGCTCTAGGACGAATTGATACAGTGAGTTCTTGATTAGGTCTATAAGGCTGAGATTTTTGTAAAGCAAATAAAGGTTTTAAATCTTCTGTAAATGTAGCTGTTCTTTGTCCATACTTACTTTTGTTAGTATCTCTTCTTGCTACAGAAGCAAATATGTCGGCTAGTCTATTCTGAAAACTTGTTGCAGATTTTTTATCATTTACAAAATCTTGATAACCTGCACGATTTAATAACTCCATACCTAGTTTTTCTTGCATTTTTGCATCATACTTGTCTGTAGATTTTAATTTTAATTTATATGCCAAGGAACCTGGTTTAGGTTTTTCTGCAGAGCCACCCTTACCAAACAAAGTTGTTCTTATTATTTGATACTTACCTACAGCAGAGGAGTTTAAATTATTATTAGGGTTTTTTAACATTGCAGTTTGATACTTATAAAGTTCATCCATAGTCATATCAGATATTGGTTTATTTGGTTTACCAAAATCTCCATAACCTAGAACTAGATCATACTCTGTAGTGCCAAAACCCTCTTGTTTAGTAAGTAAGTCTTGCCTTGCACCTTCACCGTAAGCAATACGATCAAGTAATTTTTGTGTATAGTCTTCTTCTATTATACTGTCAATGGTAGGAGACATCAAACCTTTAGAAGCTTTTTCTTCACTGAGCACTCCATACTGTGCAAAGCTTTCCGTTTGATTAACTTTACTTAGTTCACCATATTGAGAAAAATCACCCATTTCATCTCTCTTTTGTTTTGGTGTATGGACCGCTTCCATCACTATCATAAAACTGACTACCAATGGAAAGATTATCAAATGCCTCAATCCTAGCTTCCTGCGTGGTAATTTTAGATAAGTCAAGTATGCCATCGTTATCATCTTTCTTTAATTTTTTTTCTGCACTATCCAATATGGCAACATTTTCTAAAAGATTTTCTTGCTCTTGTGTAGACGTATCACTAGTAAGATTACTTTTATCTAGTAAAGGAAAACCTGTTTCAGGATCGTGAGTATCTCTATATCTTTGATTCCATTTCTTTCTATCTCTGCCACTCTCAGGTCTTCTACCTGGTAATATTGGATTACCTGTTCTAATATCGTACTTACCTTTATATTTACTATCCCAATTAACTCTTTCATCGCTAGGATTTATAGCATCTATAGGTCTATTTTTACCTGGCCTTGGCCCTACATTAGCAGGTAATGATTTTGGAAAATCTATAGGCAACTTAAAGATATCTTCTTTTTCTTTTACAAGGTCATCCTCGTCTTCTTCTTCTTTAATTATTTTTTCCTCTACTTCATCTAAATCACCTAACGCTTCTTTTACTGTGTCATCTACGGCCTCTGCCATTGGTTTAACTCTAGATATACTAGCCATGGGCATTATACCATCACGCATAAGTTTAGAAACTACTACCTCTAACTCATCTTCACTTAATATTCTGTTGTTTATTTTACCTGCGTTAATTTCTCCCTTTTCATCAAACTCAAAAGTATATCTTAGTTCGTTTCCTTGTGAATCTTCAACTGCAACAGCAACGGTATCATCTAAACTTATATTGCTATCTGTTAATAATAAGTCAGCTAAAAACTTGTTTAACTCTTCATTAGAAGATGCATTTATAACAGCAGTTCTATATGCCTCATCTCCCATTCTGCTTCTAACATTAAACGCTGGATTAGTTAAAAAGTCTTTACCATAAGAAGATATAAAACCATTTATTACTGCATCTTGATTTCTTTTAATTTCCTTTCGTTTTAAATTTTGAAACTCCTCTTCAGTTGTCGCCTCTCTTCTAAGTTCCTCTATTCTTGCTTGGCCTAATGTAGATGCGTCATCCATCTGATCTCTAAACTCAGCAGGTCCAGTAATTAAATCAAGGGTTTTACTTGGTCTAAAGGAAAAATATGCATCAGGAGACATACTATCATACGCATCCTGTCTAGCCATTTCGTTTATATCCATAATAGAGTAACCATCATAGTAAGCATCTTTATCCATTTGCGCTCTTACTGCTGACTTAGTATCTAAAGCAAAAGCTCTCTGTAAAAACCCACGTTTTGGATCAGGTGTGCTACCAAGTGTAGGTTTAGTTAATCCAACACTTCTCTCATAAAACTCTACAGGGTCCATTTCCATATTAGAAAACTCGTCAGGCATGTCTAGCATAGCATCGATTTCACTTTCGCTAAATGTCCTAGAAGCACCAGCTCCTGCTCTTTTTCTTCCCTCTTTTGCTAAAGCTTCAGCAAAGTCAAATAATTTTTGAGGGCCAGCCGCAATAGCTGCATTAATATGTTTTTTCTTAGCACCTAAACTTCTTAAAAGGTTTATTTCTGTTTTAGCTAAATTAACTAAAGCTTTACGTTTACCTATCTTTGTTTTATTACGTTCAGCCTCTTCCCTTATTTGATCTTCATAATCGTCTGCTTTTTGAATACGTGTGTTTATAGCTTTGGCTTGATCAGCCATAAAAGCTGTAGCAAATTCTTTAAAGTTAAAAGCCATATCTATTACCCTTTTGTCATAAGACCTGCACCCTCTGGTGCTACAGAAGGCTCTGTCATGTCAGCCACTGGCATACCCTCTTCCATAGGTTCTTCTGCTTGTTGTAGTTCTTCAGATTTAGGTGGCATTTCCTCCATAGTCTCACTCTGTTCTTGTGCAGACATGTCACCCTCTAAAAAATCTGCTATACCACTTAACAAAGCAGTGCCTTCATCTGCAGTGCCTTCATCTTCTGCTTTATCAGCTACGGCTTGAATTAACATAACCAGTTTAGCATTTTCTTTTTCTTCACTTTCTTTTTCATAATCTCTATTAGAAAGTTTATATTTAATGTCGTAGCTACGTGCTATAGCCGCAAAAAACTCAGAAAGTGCAGGTGCTATAAGTATACCTATATCTAAACTATGTATACCTCTTAACACATGAGACATATACAAACCTTTAACTAAAGGCTTAATAGCTATACCTGACTCTATTGCAGTCATAAAATCATCTATAATATCATCATTAGATAAACGTTGCATGTAAAATGTTAAAGCATCCTCCACTGAAGCTACCTCTGGTGGTCTTTCCCACATACGCTCACCTACTTTGTGAGATGTTAAGGAGGAACCAGGTATAGGTTTATTGTACTCTAATACTGCCATTGTCGTTAACCTTATTTAGTAAACCCTGCACCAAAGTACAGTCCTACGATTGCTGATACTATATGTGTGTCTAGTGGTGTAATTACAAAGCCTTGTGCCATCTTCCACTGTATTGCTTCCTCTGGCCCAAACAACCAGTTAAACAAACCACCTGTTGCTTCTGTGTAACCTACGTAAACACTGACATCAGGATACCACACTGCTACTAGCTTTGGCAAGACAATAATACTAAATACTGCAGATAATGCTATAAGTCTACGTGTCCAAGCAAAATGACTGTCGTTTTTACCTGCATTTCTAGCTTCGTTAACTTGGTCTGCTCTAAACTGTGCAGTTTGAAGCATCATCTTGTTTTGCTCTTGGCGGTTCTTCATGCTCTGCCCCCATATGGACATCACTCCACCTAGTATAGTGGAGAAGAGCATAGTTATTAGTTCTAGTGGTAAGCCTAACATTATATAATTGATTTCCCTACATCTTTAGGTGCAATCCTGCGTATGTTTACTATGTAGTCTGCTTGAAATGGCGATACGGTTACAGCGTTTTTTTGATTACCTCCAAGTATGTTTACAGTTCCTGCTCTATCGTTTGTGCTTTCTATAAACCCAACATGATACCCTGGTACAATTCTGTATTTATCTGTTTCTTTTCTGTATCTACTATCTAGATTTTCTCTTGATAAAGTATCAGTAATTATTTTTCCTGAACTTCTTTCAATAACTATATCTCTACTGTGTATTACAGCTAAATCTCCACGTTTTGCTGAGTTTAAATTTTCTACTGCATTACCGTAGTTTTCGTATGCTTTTGCTCTAAGCCTATCATATTTGTCATCTGTTTCAAGTCTTTTTACACCTAGCTCGTTAAGTATATGATCTACAAAAGTAGCACACCAAGCTGTTTTTCTAGGGTCTGATAACTCACCTACAGCATCATTAAACATATCCGCTATAGTATCAACGTTATCTTCTTCATTTAACAAAGACTCATAATTTGTAGTTTTTTTAACCCTTCCTCCTTTTTCTTTTATATAACCCAACGCAATAACAGCGTCTACAGGATTAGTTATATTTTTTAGAAGATCAATAGCTTCAGGTGTAACAGTTATTGGCTCTACATCATCTGGCCTTACTCTAGGACGCACCATAATTCCTGTAGGTACAGGCTCTACATCATCTGGCCTTACTCTAGGACGTAACACAATCTCTTTAGCTTCACTTGAATCTTTTTCGTACTGCTCATACAAATCTACATACTGTTGTCTTCTACCTAATCCTGCTGATGTATAAGGTTTGTTTGTAGTAGGATCAACAACTCTAGGGTCTGCAAAACCAACGCTGCCTATAGCTCTTGTAGGTTTAGGTTCAGGCATTTCACTTATAAAAATACCTGTTCCTGGAAGTGCTGGTTCTCTATCAATAGGTAAGTCACGCATCTGCACTAATTCTCTAGTAGTGGCAGGACCAACTATACCGTCTACTTTTAAACCTTTTTCTTTTTGAAAATCTTTTATAGCTTTACGAGTTTGTGGCCCCATTATGCCATCAACATCTATATCGTAACCGTGAGTTATTTTTAAATTTTGTTGTATGGCTCTGGTATCAAGATCAGGAAGAGGTCTTTCCCTTGCTGTAATATCTATTTCTCTTCTACTAGGTCTAAGACTTCTAAATAATCTATCTAAATATGTATCCTCTTTTATGTTTTTTACTTTAACTTTATCTGTTGTATTACCTTGATTTAAACGTTCCAACTCTGCTGCAGATGTTTCGTGTTTATTATATAAATCATCTGCATTTGTTTTAAAACTAGACAAAGGAACCTCTACAGTGTCATCATCGTCATCATCAATAAAGTTAGACATTTTAGATACGAAATTATTTACTGCACCTTGAGGATTTGGTTTGTCATCATCATCGTCATCATCTCTAGCTCTAGGTCTAAGGCTAATACTAGGCGCAGAAGATTCGTTATTTGGTCTAGCTCTAGGCCTAAGACTAACGTCAACAGCACCGCCTGTATCTACTCTTGATCCTAAACCTGTAGGACGTTCTTTAGGTCTAGTAACAGGTTTATCCTCATCGCCAAATATATTGGAAACTATATTCTGTACTACTTGATCAAAACCAGCCATAAGTTACATCCCAAATCTAAAGTAAGAACTAACAATCGCACTTAAAAAACCACCTGCTGCACTGCTGTACGCTGCGTCTGTGTCACCATCAGCCTGTATTTCAGCTTTCATAAGTTCGTGATCTCTGTCCATTTGTTTTTCAGAACTAGTCCAAGCAAAGTCAAGTAAGTCACGCTCTTGTTGCCACAACTCAGCCAAACCTTGCATAGACATGTTGTTAGCAGCCATAACCTCTGCCATGTTAGCTTCGTTTAGTGCAGCAGTGTTAGCTGTAGCTACAGCCTGTCTCCACACAGTATTGGCTTGTGCTATTACCAGTTCGTTCTGTGCGTTAAACAAATCACGCTGATTGTCTAGTTCAGCTTGGAACTTAGTCATAGAGTTTTCTTCACCTGCGTTAAACTGCTCCATAGCGTTGCTTTGTGCTATATTAAACTGATTTACTTGTGTAGATATACTATCAAAAAACTGATTGACTTGATTAATACTCTCAGCATTAAATTGCATCTGTGCATTTTCTGCAGCTTGATCAGAGAACACACTTTGTACTAATGATTGTGCTTCAAACATAACAGCTTGTTGTTCGTTGTCTAAGTTAGCCATATCCATCTGCAGGAACGCCTGTGCTTGTTGTGCTTGTGCTTGCTGTCTGTTATTTAAGTTAGCCATATCTACGTCTGTAAGGGCTGCACAATCAGCTAAAAGTTTAGCTTGTGCATTTGACAAATTAGCTAAATCAACCGTCTGAGTAAGCTGTGCGTTCTGTAAGGCACGAGATTGTTCTGCAGTAAAGTTCATGTTAGCTATCTCAGCTATACGCTCTGATTTAATTATTGCTACCTGTTGTTTATTAGATAGCTCCTGCCCTTTCATGGCTGCTTCTATCTGAGCATTAGCTAGTGCAGTCTGTTGTCTAGCTGACATCTCTTCTGTAGCAATAGTCATCTTGTTGCTCATGTTAAAGATGGCAGTTTGCTGTTCGTTGTTTAGCTCTATCTCTCTTTCAGCAACTTGATTAGCCACATTGAACAAAGCAGTTTGTTGTCTGTTATCTAACACACGTCCTTCCATAGCTGCAGTAGCTACGGCATCCTGTATGAACGCTTGCTGTTTACGTGTAGCGTCACCCATGTTAGCTTCAAAAGCTTGTGTGCTTTCTAGTACTGCCATCTGCTGTTCGTTGGTTAACTCTTGACCCATCATGGCAGCTTTAACTTGTAAGTTAGATAAAGCTGTCTGCTGTGCATTAGACAGATTAGCCATCTCTACTTCTAAGTTTTGCGTTGAGCGTAGTATAGACGTTTGTTGTCTGTTTGTCAAGTTAATATCGTTAACTGCAGCGTAACGTGCAGCATTAGCTATGGCTACGTTAGCACTAATACTTAGCTCTTGTCCTTGCAAAGATGCCTTAAACTGAGCCATAGCTAAAACAGCCTCTTGCTCGTTTGACAAGTTTTTAAGTTGCAAATTAGCGTTGTTCATTGAGTTTTGCAAATTTGTAGCTTGTTTGTTACTTAAATTTGCTAACTCAAAGTTCTGTGCAGCAGCAGCATTAGCTAGTGCAACAGCTTGCTCGTTACGCACGTTCTCCATGTCCATA